GCTTTAACATTCGGGTGCATGTTATATATTTAGTTTCTATACTTTTTAAGCTGTTCGAAGAATAACTTAGCTGCGTTTTGCTCAGCTTGCTTCTTACTTTTTGCTGCACCTCTACTCATAAATTGACCGTTTACATAGATATCAATGTAAAAAATCCCTTCGTGATGTCCAGACACACGGTACTCAGGAAGTTGCCAGTTATTGAGCTGACAATAGCGCATCAGATGATCTTTGAAATTGTCGTCAATCATAATCAGATTCAGATCAATGTATTTGGGGTCATTGTAAATTCTTAGAACAAACTCCTTTGCGTGGAGGAGTCCCAGATCCATGTAGAGAGCCCCGATGAGGGCTTCAAAAACATCTTCTAAAATCTTTGGGTTATTATTCCAACCGTTGCGCATACCCTTTTCGTCCATGACGACCATCTTCTCTAGACCAAGAATCTTGGCTATATTTGCCAGTGTTTCACCACGAACCAACTTCGTGCGAGCCTTCGTGAGAAAACCTTCTTGTTTACTTTCATATTGATCAAATAGGAATTTAGTGATAACGAAGCCTAGTACAGAGTCACCAATAAATTCTAAAGTTTCAAATGATTCGTTTAGTTGTTCATACTCCTTGAGAGCAGATTTATGTGTAAAAGCCTTTTGGTACAAATCAAGATTTTTGATCTTTGTACCAACAAGTTGTTCGATTTGAGGTTTAGTAACGAAAGTTACCATGATTTATTAGTATATGTTTTTATTTTTTAAGCCTTCTTAATGTAATGGGGGGAGAGGTACTTCTGGAGGTTAAGGTACGTCACAACAACATCCGCGGGGGGAGCGAGGAGATCGCGAAGCTTGTCGTCAAGGATGATTTGGCGACCGTTCTCGGGATGCTTAAGACCCTTCTCAATGATGTACGCGTTCACGAACTTGGTAACCTCAGAGCGAGAGATGAGTTCTTCGGCTGGAAGAGCTAGGAACTCACGCAACTTAGGTGTAATTTCCTGCTTTCGGTTGAAACCGTTGTTCGCGGCACGAGCCTTAGCCTTCTCACCAGTAGGATCATCCTGGACGCTCTTCACCTTGCGAACGAGCTTAACGAGAGACTTGACATCAGCGCGGAGAGCAGCAATTTCAGTTTGAATGGTTTCAAGAGACATTATATCTTATCTATGTGGTTAATCTTTAAGTCAGAGAAGTAGTAGGAAAATACAACCCAAAATTACGGCTAAATACATTAAGACCTTTATCTCCATTTGATTGAGTCCCGTTCTAGATTTTTTGGTGTTTGGGCGTTTGATGATTCTGAATGGTTGCTTAGGTATCTTACCAGGACATCCACCAGCACAACAATCTTTTGGACATGGAATGACATGAGGTCCTTTTCGTACACCACAAAATTGTTCCTTCTTAGGATTTCTCACATCATCATAGGCGTAGCACCTACATTCTTCGATCACGTTGCAGACCATATTATTATATCCCAATATATTAATGGACGAGAAAAGTTACTCGAAGGGTACCATTGAAAAATATGTAAATGAAAATTTACTTTTCAAAGATGCAAAGTTGAAAAAATATTTCGACAGGAACGAACAGAGAGATCTGGGGAAATTCCGACAGCGTCTGCGTGACAAATTTTCTGATAAGAGTTTGGAGAAAATGGTTTACGTATTGGTAACAGACTCCATTCGAGACATAATTCTTGACACCATTGGAAATCTTACCCAAAGTCTCAAATCCTCTGGTGATCTCATTGTGAGTGGTGGTGAGGCGTTTAATTATTATGTAGATTTCAATGACCGTATAGTCACTACAGATATTGACGCGAAGTTTGTTCCTTTCATGAAAACAAATACCAAGTACTTTGGTAAACTTCAAGCTCTCAAACTACTCTTGTGGGATATGTTGGGTAAACACGCGAAAAATCTCAACGTACGAATCAAAAAGCGTATTATGTCATTCCAAGAAAAGCATAGTAAATTATTCAAGTTCATGGGTATTGGTTTTAGTAAAACAGGTCCATACGTAACTAGACGGTACACTTTGATTAAGAAGAAGAAGGGTGGATCTACAAATAAACCTTCCAAAAGTGATGTGTTTATAGATGTAGAGCTGTTCGCATTGGATTTGAATATACGTTTCTTTTCACCAGCGAATGGTAGAATTCAAGAACAGAATATAGGTGGTATTCTAGACATACCTTTCATGCGACCAAACGAGTTTGGGTACGAAGTTGCCGAGACTAAGCGTAAGGGTATTATTTACAGAGACGCACTCACAGGTAAGATGATCAATAACCAAAAGCTCTACATCGCTAGTAAAGAATTCCTGATTGAAGATATTTACTTGATGCAGAAGTTAAGATTGAGACCAGAAAAGAAGGGTAAAGATCGCCTTCGTCTGATCAGACTCGCTAGAATATTTGATAAGAGAGTTACTAGCGCAGATTCTATGGAGTCAGCATTCAAGAAGGTTCGTGGCAAGATAATATCCAAAACGACAACCTCCGTGGTAAAACATAGGAATGTGAATGTTCGAAAAGCGAAAAAGGTGGATCCCCGTAAGTACTCCAAATTCACTACGGAACCTTCAAAGGAGCGCTTATCTAAACAACTTGTTCATGGTCTAAAACCGGTAAACAATAAGATGAATGTGGAAGGTTTTGAGAAGACACATGGGAATCAACGTTTTAATTTGAAGAACCTAAAATGGAAAAACGTGAAAAATAACGCTTACGTTAAAAATGAATTCCCCCTAAGACCTACCCAGGCCAAGACCTTACCGAAAAATATCAACACATCCAAGACGTTGTATGGTTACAAAGCCAATCGTAATAACTGGGTGTCTAAAGATCTTCTGAACAACGCCGCCGCTATACCTTTTATTGGGTTAAAGAAGTGAAACATAATTATACCATAATGTTTTATAACGCTCCAGCCAAAGGCGAAGATGGCCTTTACTTTGTGAAGGCCTGTAACGATGAAAAGCGTAAATGCCTCGTTCAACTGAATGGTGTGACCGTATCCGAAGTCTCAGGCGAAATGATTTTTGACCTCAATTCTGACGTAAATACCAAAAAGGTGACCGACATCGAAAATATGAACCTTTCCGCCGCGCACGAGAACTGCGTTGAATGGTTTGGTAAGCAACTTTCTGAGCGTGTTATCAACGGTGCCCACAGCAGCGTTATGAATGGTGGACAGATGACCGTAGACGTCATAACCGAACCACCCATTCGTGTTTTCAATGCCAACAAGGAACCGGCCGAGTTTGAGAATGTCCAGCCCGAAAAGACTTGTGATGTACTCGTTGAGTTCGCAGGTTTATGGTTCGCCAAAAAGGCTTTCGGTGGACATTGGAATGTTGTCCAGGTTCGCCTTCATGATGATCCAGTCAAGGATGAACCAGTAACAGATGTTTACCCAGACGAGTACGCATTTGTAGATGAACCCGAGCCCGAGCCCGAGCCCGAGCCCGAGCCTGAAATCGTCCCCGATTCGGAACCCGAAATTCCAGTGGAACCTCAGAAGGTAATCAAAGAACGAATTGATATTCTGACCAAATAAAAAAAATTTGTTAACTATATATAAACTATGATGAAGGGTCGCACTCAGCAAATTTTGATGCTTGCTGCCATCGCTGTTGTGATCTACCTCTTGTGTGTCATGAACAAGTCCTCTAACTATTCCATCACCGAGAAGGAGTACAGTGTGTTCGGCTCCACCGCCACCACTGGTCCTTCCACCGCCACTACCGGTATGCAGAAGGGTACTGGTCTTGCGTCCTCCCTTCTCCCCCGCGAGGTGGCCTCCAAGGAGGACTTTGGTCAGTTTGCCCCAGAAGATGTCCTCAAGGGTCAGAACTTCCTCGAGCCCCGTGCTCAGGTTGGCTACCCCGAAACCATCGGTGGTGCTCTCAGAAACGCTAACCAGCAGATCAGGGCTGATCCCCCCAACCCCAAGTCGCCTTTCGTCTGGAACAATTCTACTATTACTCCCGACACCATGCAGCGTGGTTTGTGCGCTTAAAGATTTGAAAAGAATAACATTTAAATGACCTCCGTACCAAACGAATTGAGTGTGACTGTGTCTAAGCTCGTAGAACTTACTAAGCAACTATCTGAAGCAAAATCTGATATCAAAGTCCTTAACCAGGAAGAGAAGCGGCTAAAGGAGAATGTTAAGAAACATATGGTAGATCAGGGTATTGATACAATTAACCTTCGGAAAGGAAAGATCAGCATCCGTAAATCTGTGAGGAAGGCTGGTATTAACAAGGACGCTGTAAAGGAGGGACTCAGCAAATTTTTCAGTGGTGACGAAGCTAAAGTTGAAGGAGCTTTAAACGCAATTCAAGATAACCTTAAAGTAAAAGAATCAACTTCTCTTTCACTAACAGGTATAAAAGATAAGCCCGTAAAAGAAGATAAGTAAACATACACAATGGTTTGGAGCCAATACGTCGACGAAGCTACTATCGGGTTTGATGCCCATGACAGTGACGACGATGATTTTAATCACGAAAACACTCCTCTGAATATCGAAGACTGGGAAGTCCAATACTCAGATGAATTGCACATGATGTGGAACAAGATTGATACTCTCTTGTATGACGCCCATATCACACACTCAGGGAAGTTTTGCGACTTTGTTGAATTCTGTTTCACAGAACATGATCCTCTTCAGGAAAGAGTCACTTGGGAATATCAAGAACAGACCGAGTGGTATGAAAAACGCCTGGCTCATATTTGGAAACATGTCAGGCGTACAGTGAATGATAATGGTCTCCATGAAGAGATGATGAGGGCTGCAACTTTTAACGATTTCCTAGATTATGCTAAAAATTATATGTGTGTATTGTAAATGTTACCTGATATTACTACTCAGAAAGTTGCGGTACCTGCGGCGCTTTTTCTCGCGCTGAGCCCCGGTATGGTGGTTACTACCGACGGCTCAAAACTGTCTTACATGAACCGAAAAACAGATCAAATGTCTGTATTCTTTCATGCCCTCGTGTTCTTCCTCGTTTACAGCACAGTAGCCAAGGTTATGGGTTTGGTACTTACACAAACAGATCTTCTCGTAACCACCTCTCTATTCCTTCTTCTCAGTCCAGGTCTTCTTCTGAGCCTCCCACCAGGTTCGAAGGGGGTCTACATGTCGGGGGAGACCAGTGTAGAATCAGTAATGATTCATGCGATAGTTTTTGCCGTTATTTTCGCGCTTTTACGTCGGCAATTTCCTCAATTCTATTAAGTAAGAAGATGAAGTATCTAGTCTTGGGACCGGCGTCTATGGCTATATTTTCTCTTATAGGATGCCTGAAAGCTCGTGAATCTCAATTGGCTGATGTGGAGGAGATTTCAGGGTCTTCGGCGGGTGCAATTTTGGCTTTGTTCCTAGC